GAAGCCAGTACAGGGGAAGCAGCAAACAAAGCAGCGGGGAGGATAGCAAAAATTTTCATTGTAATTTAGTTAAAAAAGAATAAGTGTGTGTTGTTCTATTACCATGAATACCCCAGCCTAACCAGTAGTATGCAGCATTCATGTAATAAGGTATTGTTTGATGATTGGTTTGAAAAGCATAAAGATCTTTTCTAAACCTCATCTCATGTATCATGTAATCAGTTTGACATTTCAAACCACTTGGATCAGCGTTACGTTTGGCACAAAAAGTACCAAGACCAAGGTAACGATTTTTAGAAGTCCATTGGATTAAACCATAACCTCCATCAAGACATCTATCATAAGGAACGATAGCACCGCCTTCACAAACATTAGATTTAAAGGTAGATTCCTGATGGATGTTTCCCAGAATGACAGCAAGTGCAGTCCGATCTGTAACACCAGCAGATGTCTGTAGTTGTTCTAGAACGTACTGCTGAGGTGCAGTACATTGTGGGCATTCAATCATTTTTTCTTAGCAGTTTTAGCAGAGCGTTTAAAGTTAGCAGCAGTGGGTGCACCAGAGCTACCAGGCTTACGCATCTTTTCATTTGAACCTTGTTTAATGCGCATCCGTTTAGCATGGATGTTAGCATAAAGACCTTTCTTAGCCATTAGTATTTTTTACCAGCAGGTTTCTTAGTAGTCTTTTTTTTCTTTGCACTAGAAGCAGCCTTTACACCTGCAGCGGTATAGGGATACTTCTTTCCATTAACCATTGGCATTACCATACTCCAGGGATAAGTTGACCAGTCATTACATAGCTACCCATAGCAGCGATTACACCAAGCATAGCTAGGCGACCATTAAGACGTTCTGCTTTTTTGTCGTGTGTTTCGTTCACTTCAATAATCTCCATTAGTGGTTCTTTAGCAAAGAGGTTTTGTTGTCCTCTATCATTGGTGGTAACAGTCATTAAAAATCAAGATCAGAGTTAGTTAGTTTACGCATGACATCATCACGGAAAGCAGGATCATTATCATAACGTGGATCATTCATTGCTGCTACAAGTTCTTGTTGGCTACGAAACTGAGCGTCTTGCTGTGCAGCGGAACGCTTACCAGTTAATAGCTGACCATCTTTACCAACAGAATCTGTATATTTACTATTTAATGCTTGTACAGCAAAGAAGATAGCATTAGCATTACCATCAGACATTACTGAATCATACATCTCAATTTCTTCTTGAGAAAAAGATTCACTAGCCCAACTTAGCATGTCTTTATAAGTAGACTCACCACCAACCATATCATATAATTGATTGGCTTGCTGTTCTGTTAGTTTACCAGAATCTTCAGTTGATTCTTTTGTTTCTTCTTGGGGTTCAGCCGCTGGTTCTTCTTGTTCCTGTTCTTCACCAACTTCTGGTTCATCACGTGGTTCACCAAGTTTCTTTTGTAAAGAAAGGTAAGCTTGTTCCAATGATTTAGCATCATTAAACTTGCCTGCAAGTAGCGTCTGATCTTCCCCAGAAATAGATTCAGCAACTTCTAGTGAGTTCTGCTCATCAGCATTAAGTTCGGGCTGATCAGCTGGGGTTTCATTGATAGTAAGTGTTTCTGCCATATTATTGTGGTGGTTGTTGTTCTTGTTGCTGCATCATTTGTACTGCAGCTTGCTCACGTTTCTGATCAACAGCAGCCATTTGTGGTTCTTGTTGTTGAGCCACCATCTGTTGTTGTTGAGCCATAGCTTGTTGTTGTTCTTGCTGTATCTCTTGCATACTCTTAACAAGATTCAATACATCAATACCAGATGCTGCTGCCAAACGTTTGACAACTTCTTCTGGATTAATAAATTGTTGAATAGCTTCTGGTCCCATTGTTTGAGCAATAACTTGTAGGAATTGACCGAGGCTTTCTCTGTCTTGTCCACGTCCAAGTGCATTAATACCTGCAACAATAGTAGGTTTAACAATACCACCTTTAGGTAAACGTGGAATCTCACCTGTCTTTTGTGCAACGTTTAGTTTACGATTAAGATAAGGAACAAGGAACTCAACAGTAAGTAAACTAAATAGTCCACCGAGTTGTTGTTCTAATTCCATCTGAGTCATACGTACTTCTTCAGCAGTAGTACGTTCTGATTGTCTTACATTAAGAACAAGGAATGCCTCACTTAATCGTTGACTTAGAGTACCTACCATTTGATAAGCAGTCTGGAAGTCAGCTGTTTTACCTACCTGTACTACACCAATGTCATCAGGTCGTCCCTGGATGATCGCACCATTGCCTGCCTTAGCAAGCGTTGATGGTTTGGTAGTACTGGATGGTGAAACAGTAAACACTATCTTAGCAGCTGCGGCGCTGCCTTCAACCAGTGCTTGTGACAGAGCTTCAAGTGACTTTAGATCACCCATAAACTCTTCTACCCTACCGCGTCCATACACCTCACCATCTACATGGTTAAAGCGTAGCACAAGCCAGGGGTTTGCGTCAAGAGGTGCTTTACTCATTGACTTGGATAGAATTTGATCCTCTACTTCCTGATGCCAGACCCAACGATTGTTATCTCTAGTGCAGTGTGTGTAAACATCACATTCATCATCATGACGTGATGAGTTATCACTAGGTGTGTTGGGTTGAGGTTCTTTAAATTCAGGGTAATTTTTTTTAATTAATTTTTTCGAGATTGTTTCTTTTGTTACAATTTCAATAACATTACCGTTACCATCTCTATCTATTACGTATCGGTTTAAAGGATAAAGCTTAAGCCCTTCCTTACCCATAAAGATAAGAGCATTACCAGCTACTACAAGATGCTTTAATGCTTGATGAACGACAACACGATCACTAGAAGCTGCAATAGACTCCATGATAGTGCGTTCAACTTTAGCAAATGACAAGTCAAGTTCTGATCTAATCTCTGGTCCTAATTCTTCAGGCAAGTTAACATCGTTAACCTGTAGCTTAAAGAAGCTGGTCTGTGGAGGTAGCAATGCAAGCATTAGTTTACTTGCAAGCGTCACCACACCTTTAGCTCCTTGTGATTGCCACGGTGTTGTAAGTTTTAGTGAGCCTTTAGTGTAGGTCTCATCCTCTCGGATAAGATAAGGTAGAGTTAAATCTGCTGCTTGTCTAGCAGTATTAAGAAACTGGGAACGGTCTGAAGACAATCTGTCATATCGTGATTTGGCTGTCATTAGACGTTCAATGCGTTAGTTGTTTTTGATCCTGCAGTACCAACAAGAATACCTGCTAAAGCATTTGCAGTGACAGGATTGATTTGTAGTTTCCTACGTTTAAAACCTTGTGTACCACCAGTCCGTGGGGTTTCAGCAGCACCACCAATTTGCAGTGCACCGAGCTGCCCCGATCTAGCTTGGTTTTGTTGGTAAGTACGTTGACCAGCTGCAAGTTCATCAGATCTACGCTGTTGATCTGCAGCCATCTTATCAAGCCTTGTGTTTTGATCGATTGTTAATTGCTGCAAATTAGCTGCGTTTTGTTGTTGTATTGCTGCAAGTTGATCATCAAAACTTTTTTGTCCTTGCTGATTAAAATAAGTTTGTGCACCAGATCCAAAAGAAATACCTTGATCAATACCCATCTGTTGGATTTGAGCAATACTATAGCCAGCTGCTTCAGCTGCTCGCACACCGGCCATACCAGAGTGAGCCATAGTATCTGTGTTACCACCAAACCTGGTAATAAAATCTTTTGCAGCAGGTTTAGATGGTGTATAATTATCTATCTCATCTGCATAAGTATTATTAATTGTTGCTGGTGTTGCCTCATTATTCTGTGTATTATTATTAGATTCAGCGGCAGGAGCAGGAGCAGCAACAGGGTTGGGGTTCCTTATCTTTTCTAAAATCCGAGTAACTTCGCTTTCCCTATTTACATTGCTGATACCTAATTTACGAGCAGCATCTGTAACTTGACCTTCTGAATACTTATACAAAGGATTAAGCCATTCGTAAGAGTCTTGGCTAGCTACCCATGCGCCTGAATATTGCCGTTGTCTTGTTTGCGTTGGCCGTCGGTATTCAAAAGGGCGGCCATCAAATCTAACTTCATTTGTCATTTTAGTTTTCCTCCATGTAATTAATGATCCATTCCACAACACTACGTTGCCCGGATCTAAACATAATTTTTTCCATTGTATCGTCTGGTGTCGGGTTAGTTGGTGGGAATGATTCTTCTAATTGATGGACAAGCCCACGGGATTGCATCCCTAGGACTTCAAGCGTATTGGGGGAGGTTGACATTACTATGCTCAAAGAATGCTGGCATTCGTGCTGACTTAGTTTCGGAAAGCTCTGGAGCTTTGCCTTCATACATTAAGCGATCACTAGAATCCAGCCAAAATTTTTTATCCAAATATTTATCGGTAGTATTAATACCTAGGGGTTGCATCACCCAATTGATAGTTGCCTTGCGGAGTTTATCAAGACTAGGACTGATATCAAGCCCCAGCTCCCGACAAACAATGCTATTGGCAGCAACGTGAATTTGTTCATCTCTGCTTATATCCGCGCTGACTGTTCGCATTCCAGCGTCACCAT